CCTTCCTTCAACGAGCCGACAGCCTTCGCACCTGGCTCCGTGTTTCATCTGCTGGAGCCGGATATTAATCAGGAGCTGTACGGCCTGCCGGAATATCTGAGCGCCCTTAATTCTGCCTGGCTGAATGAGTCAGCCACGCTGTTCCGCCGCAAGTATTACGAAAACGGCGCACATGCCGGATACATCATGTACGTCACCGATGCCGTGCAGGACCGCAACGATATCGAAATGCTTCGCGAAAACATGGTTAAGTCGAAAGGCCGCAATAACTTTAAAAATCTGTTTCTCTATGCACCACAGGGGAAAGCCGACGGCATTAAAATTATCCCGCTCAGTGAAGTGGCAACGAAGGACGATTTTTTTAATATCAAAAAAGCCAGTGCCGCTGACCTGCTGGACGCACACCGCATCCCCTTTCAGTTGATGGGTGGCAAGCCGGAGAACGTCGGGTCGCTGGGTGATATTGAGAAAGTGGCAAAGGTCTTTGTCCGCAATGAGCTTATCCCGTTACAGGACAGGATTCGGGAAATAAACGGCTGGCTTGGTCAGGAAGTCATCCGCTTTAAAAACTACTCACTGGACACTGACAACGGCTGAACATCGCCGCCTGCGGGCGGCTTTTTTACACCCCGTCATCACGCACTCACACGCTCACCACCGCACAAAACACCCCGCAGACACACCAACGCCTCAACTGGCAGACTAAACGCCATCACGACGCGCTCAGACGCTGAAAAAATAAAATCAGCACCACCGCCAGCGCGCAGTGCTTTCCCCGCCTCGCCCGCCCGCTTCACGTGGCGGTTTTAATGCAGTTGCATAGATACTATGGATCCGCACCAGTCCTGACCGCACGCAGCCTGAACGGACATCCCCAGCGCATGCAAAAACATTCACTTGTTGCATGCATAGCTTTTTAAGTACGCCATACCGCAACTGTACATTTTTAAGCAATTGGCAACTTTAAAAAATTTACATTGCTTTCAAGACCTTATCATCCGTAGTCTCTGTTTTTTACTTTGAGCTACATCAATAAAATCTCAAACATGTTTAATGCAAAGCCCTTGTTACACAACATAGAATGTATGTCTAGAAACAACGACATACTATATGTTGTGTTTTTCCGGCTCTCTGTTCGGTGATATGCCAAATCACTTTGCGTTTAAACAGAGCATTATTTCAGGGCAAGACTTCGCTCAAAAGTCATTCCACCTAAGAAGCGCATATACCGGTGGAAGTTGCCCTCTACTTACAGGAGGCAATATGAAGAAATGCTATTACTGCATTCTCGTTCTGGCCCTCTTTGGCTATCCAAACGGTAGTCCGAGTGGTTTGTCAGTAAACGTCAGTAATATCAATGTCAGCATTATGCTTTAATATGCTTCAAACAAAAAAACCACCTGCCAGGGTGGTTTTTTTGCGCCCATCATCAATACGATGAAAGACTGACAAGACTTCGCTCAAGACGAATTATGCGTCGACATAAGGTTACCCGCAATGATTTTATTAGACTAAATGGATGGCCTTTTATGACCCGGATCAAACGGCTGTCCTTACCGACATGCTAGTCACTCAATAGCATTTAGCCTTCTAATTCAGCATGCTATTGACCTTCTGCTGCCCCATAACTGCTCCGCATAAGCCATTCAATGCCATATCAAATCACGTTGTGTTTTTACTCAAATGGGTAACGAGAACCCCGGCCACTCATCAGCAACCGGATACGTGAATTTTTTCCCGTCATAATTTACGGTCGCGCCACGCGCCAGCGCCTCAAGCTCCCATCGTTGCGGCCTGATACCGTTCTGAGCGAGGTCAACGCGGATACGGGTAATTTGCAATCGTTCAGACCTGGTCAGTCTGGCAGATGGTGCAATTTCATGCGGTTTTAACGGGATTCCGTTTCTTTGCTGACGATTTGGTGTTCTCAGTCCGTGTTTTAATGCGCCCCTGAGCACCATCACGACCTCCGGGTCACTCCATTCGATAACACCGTCATCTACCAGATTAAGCACTGCTGCGGCGTGCTCAGAAGGTGTAGGAGCCGGTAACGAAGTATCACCACCGGTGAGCTTTCCACAGTTATTGACAGGACTCCGAGGCGCGGCGATGCCGCTTTTTAAAGTCAAAGGCTCAACGACCGGCACTTTCGGCACAATGCGCCAGTCCGTGGTTCTGGTGATATGAATATGACGCGCGCCGAGATGCGGTGCGTAAATGCCGACCACTCTCTCGACTTCTTCCTCGTACTCGTTAACGTCATCCGACGGGCTACGGGCAACCCTGACAGTCTGACAATCGCGCGGGACATTTGCCCCACCCTGCGCGCTGATATACAACGCAAAATCACCACTGTCTGCGGCGGCGCGTGCAGCCTCGACGCGTTCGTCAAACTCATCAGCAATGCTGACGCCGCGAGGCAGTTTGCGTAGTTCACGGTAAGCCCCCATTGTCGGCAGGCCAACCGTTTTAAATTGTGGGATACGCCACGTTGACGCCCATGCGGTAACAGCCGCAGCAGTGTCTTTCAGCGGTCTGCCGGTATCGTTATCGAGCTGACCATCCAGTGCATAGCCATCGATGTTTTTTGAGATGTATTTCGCGATATATCCCGCAGCACCGCCCCGGTTAAGGTGTTTTGCCTGAAAACGGTTTCGCGCGGCTCCTCTTTCGTCGCCATCCTCTTTGAGCGCATAACGACGCATGATTTCAATAATCTGGTTACGCTGGCGTGGATTACAAAAAAGCATCATATGCCAGTGCGGCGTTCCGTCGTGGTGTGGCTCGACGACACGCAAACCGTAGACCTGTAAATCATTATCCTTGAATGCCGTGCGCATCAGGCTCCAGATGCGGCAGAGATAACGCTGCGCATCCTTTGGATTAAATGCCTCATCGTTCCAGCCGTGATTAAGCTGAACGGTTTTACTTTCGCCTTTTCTGACCTGGCGTGTCGGGTGATACTTTGACGGCGCGGTCAGCGTGATAAACATCCCCACATCACCCTCTGCGGCGGCGTAACGCTCAATACCGGCAATGGTGTTCATCAGCTCCATCCGGCGAATTTCAGGATTAGAAATACTGCCCATCACCTTACTGATAAGGTCGATGCGCTCGCCGGTTTCCCTGTTTTCAAGGTCACACGATTTAAGAAATTCCAGATTTGCCTGGCGGCGCGCACGCACATCACGAATGGCATGTTTACTGGCATAAGGAGAACGGTCTTTATTGACCTCCCCGACAGCAATCAGTAACGCCTCATGCCAGCGCATACGCTGGCCTTTAAGCTGATGAGTCCACCACTCATCGTTAAACAGACGGGCAATGGCAGAATATGCCTGCCTCGTGGTCATCTGTCCTTTACGGTATTTTTTCCAGTAGAGCGGGGAAATATTGAAAGCACGTGCAGCGCCAGCAACATGACCATACAGGTGAGCCTGCGCCTCATCCGTAAACAGCGATTCTTTTTCGCCATGCGCATCCACCCAGGCATCGCAGAGTTCCTCATACATCATGAAAAGCTGCGATGAGATACGGGCTGCAAATTTTTTCAGCTCCTTGTCATTCATCCCCGGCAGACGCGCATAATGGTCACGCTCTGCCAGAAACAGCAACGACGCGTCGGTGTTCATTTCATGGCGCTGATTCACACGCTCAATGCGCGGCCATAAACGACGCTGAAAAGTGGATGTGAGGAAATAAAACCCGTGCACCGGGCTTTTATTGCGCCGGATGTAGTCATAGCGTGAAGTAAACAGCGAGCGCAAAAAGTAAGGCAGGCGGTTAATCGTGGATAAAACACCTTGCACCTGACGCATCTCGTCACGTGTAAGGGGTCTTTCGCGCCCGACGGCCTCGCGTGGCGCGTTCCATGCATAAGCACCGGTAAACGCCTTACCGGTGCCTGCAGCAAATGCTGAAGGAGGGACAAAACGCCCGGAGGCTTTAACGGCCATATGAGCCAAAAGCCTCTGAACAACGCCTGCTGAGTTGCTCAACCTGCGCGTTTAAATCAGCAAAAGACTTTGCGCTTCCGGTCAGAATATCGTGATGCATCAGGCCGGAAACGAGCTGGCTTAATTTCGGATAATAACCAACCACCGCCAGCCATTCCTGACCGGCGTTTTTACCGCTTTCCGCTCTCTTTTTCTCGTGGAGAATAAACTGAAAGCTGTCACTGGTAACGACATAACGTTCGCCAATTTCAATACGAATACTCATGCCGTTCTCCGGTAATGTTTGTTTTTTGCTTCAAAGACTGACTGGCAGGAAACACAACGCGTGGCTGACGGATAAGCTGCACGACGGGCAGCAGGTATTGGCGCGTCACACTCTTCGCAAACCAGCGCAGAAGCACAGCAATGTTTTACCCTTGCCGCGTTAATCTGGCGCTCCAGTAATTCAGCCTGTTGTTCCTGAATAAAATCTACGTTGTCCGGCATTACCAGCTCCTTTTGTCGTTAAGTTTTTTAAATTCATCAGCGCAATAGCTGGCAATTTCTGTCGTTAATTTCGTCAGTTCATCCACGGAGGAGATTTGCTTGTGAAATACAGCGCGTTTAACAAGTAAATTGACCACATCAGACAGGAGATTTAATTCATTCTGATAAATCGCGATAACAGACTCAGTTATTTCGCGTTTTTCTTTATCAAGACCAAGTTGAATAAGAGATAAATCGCCATTTTTCATAACGGCGATTTTTAAGGCGTTATTCAGTAATACAACCGAACGAGAACAGGACATCAAAGCACCTCCCCGCGAGACAATCCGATATTGTGAAATTTTTCCGACTCCTGACTGAGCAGCTCGACTATCTCCACGCGGGATAACTCCGCCTTTGTGATGTGGCGAATCATGGCGTCAAGATGAGAAGAAAAGCGCGTCGCAGCATCGGCCTGTGCTTCGGTTCTGGCCTGTTGCAGCAGTAATGCGTATTTACCGCACTGATTTTCAGAAACTGTATGCATGACTTTCTCCAGGCAAAAAGAAGTCCCGCACAATTAAGTGCGTTAAAAACTCTGGTTAATTATTTAATGCAAATATTGCTCTGGTTTTACCGACGTCAGAATTGTCGGCGCATACTCAAACAGGCTGAATAATTCACGTAATGCACGGAATAAAGCATCACGCCAGTAACATGACTCTTCATTAATTTGCCAGTATGGCTGGTTGAATTCTTTTTCAGTCAATCCGGCATGCATAAATAAAGTACGACGCTGACTGACTGTTAAAAAACTAATATATGCATATTCACTTGCGCCAACCTGACGGCGTTTTGAGAATGCCCCACGCAATTCATCAATTGCACAAACCAGCCGTTCACGTTCGACGTCGTTCATTTCTTCAAAACGCATCGTTGCATGACGTTGTTTTAACTGCGCATGAAAGCAAACTGTTAGCCGTTCGCGCTCCATCATCTGATTATAATAATCACATGTATCCTGCCAGCGAGGGACGGCAAGATGCTTACCAATTATCCGGCGCATAGCTGCTGGCTGTTTTTCAACGAGATTAAGCGTCATCACTGTCATTTCCAGACCCTCCGGCTTTTCAGAAAGGTCAGAGCCTTCTTTAACGGACTCTGTTTTTTGGTGCGGATAATGATTCCCTTACGCCCCTTACCGTGGGTGATGGTGAAGTCAATCGCCCTGGGGCTTTCGTTACGCAATAACTGAGCAATACAACGAGGCTCGTTCATCCTTTCCACCTTAAGCCGCACGGCCATGTCTTGATTTGCTGTAACTAATGCGATTTTTCCAGTCATGCCATTCTGTCGGAGCTTCATCAACTAGCTGGGCTGCGTACTTGTCCCACTCACGGCGATTAATCCATAATTCAGCTTTCCCTCTTGGTTTTAATGGGTCTGTCATGTAGAAGGCTGGCAGCTTTCCTGCTTTAGCCATTTCAGCCACCGCGCGTGGTGTCTTACCGATGTAAAGAGCAAAACCTTCTTTCGACAGCAAATCAGATGGGCGCTCTGAAATCTGAATGCTTTTACGTTTGGCTTCATTTTCGAAACTTGCCTCATCGCTAGTTGGACAAGAAATTTCTACATTTGTCGTCACTTTGCTATCCTCCATAAGATTTGCGATTCACCAACTGGAGCCATCTAGAGCCTTTTTGAGCGAATCACAAATTGCCAAGTAACAATATAATTGGAGATTAGCAAAATTATGTCAAGTGAACAAAGTGAGAAACTAAAGCTCATCCGTGAATCCGAACGCCTTAAAACTAAGGAACTTGCTGAATTGATTGGAATTAATTACTACACATATCATGGATATGAATCAGGAAAATCAAAAATGCCTATGGAAGCAGGTATGAAGCTGTTTAAGCATCCACGCTTTCGCAAGTATCGTGACTGGTTCATGTTTGATGAAACAGATCCAGCAGCTGGACAAATAGCCCCGGCTCTCGCACACATTGGGCAAGACTCAACAACCTTGCACCACTCAGACCAGAAGACTGGCTGACGATTTATTCAGCATATGTGTGTAGTAAATGTACGAAAGAAAATTGCATTAATTTTCAAGTAGTAGAAGTAAACAGCGTCATCGGAGGGCTTTATGTCTATTAAAAAGCTCGATGATGGTCGTTATGAAGTGGACGTCAGACCGCAGGGTGCAGATGGAAAACGTATCAGGCGGAAATTTAAAACTAAAGGTGAAGCTCAAGCATTCGAACGTCATGTACTGGTTAACTACCACAACAAAGAGTGGTTGGAGAAACCAGCCGACCGCCGAACTCTTACAGAGTTGTTAGGCAGATGGTGGATATATCACGGAAAATCACATGAGCGTGGAGATATTGAACGGGGGCGTTTAACGACAATAATCGCCAAATTTGCAGAAATGGGAGTGTCCAGAGCTGACCAGCTAACAAAGAAAACGATAACTGATTATCGCGTTGTAATGATGAACGATGGTCTGAAACCAGCCAGCGTAAATCGACATCTGGCAATAATGAGCGGGATGTTCACCAAGTTAATTGACGCCGGTGAATACCACTCTCACAACCCGTTCCGTGAGATTAAACGGTTACGTGAAGCTGTTACGGAAATGGCTTTTTTGTCCAGTGAAGAGATTACGCGGCTGTTATCCATGCTTGATGGTGATGAATTAAATGCAACTCTGGTCTGCCTTTCTACTGGTGGACGCTGGAGTGAAGTGTCTAATTTAAAAGCTGAACATATCATTAACCAGATGGTTACGTTTATGAAAACTAAAAACGGAAAACGCAGGACAATTCCCGTTTCGCAGGACCTGATTAAACGGATCAAGACCAAAAATTCAGGCAGGCTTTTTAATGCCAGTTACTACAAAGTGCGTAACGCTCTCAGGGAAGTAAAACCCGATTTACCTGACGGACAAGCAGTACATGTTTTGAGGCATACATTTGCCACACATTTTATAATGAATGGAGGTAACATAATCACATTGCAGCGCATCCTGGGTCATTCTAACATTCAGCAAACTATGACCTACGCACACTTTGCACCGGATTTCTTACAAGATGCTGTGACTCTTAACCCGGTGTCAGGAATGTCCATAATGCGTCCATAA